CGATCTTCGACTGAACGCATCGCTAGCCGCTGCCCGCAAGCGCCCGTTGGGTGATGCGTGGGCGTGGCATCGCAAGGGCGTGTCTGACATCAGCCCGCTTGTGGCGGTGACCCTCGCCGTCTGGGGTTTCACCACCCGCTCTCAGCGTGAACCGAAGCCCAAGGCGCCATCCAAGGCGTTCGCTTTCTAGCCCATGAAGGGGTGACCGTGGCCGAAGACATTGCTCCAGGCTCCCCGAAGTGGTGGCTAGCTCGCCTCGACGACGAACTGACTGCACGTTCTGGCGACATGCTCGCGTATCGCGAGCTCGTCGATGACGTTCATTCGGCGCCGGAGTCGGCGGAGACGTCTCGCAAGTTCCACCGCATGGCCGGTCTGGCGACGACGAACCTGACGGGGCTCGCGGTCGAGGCCACTGCCGAGCGCATGAACGTCGAGGGCATTCGCATCGGCGACGAGCCCGACGCCGACAAGGACGTGTGGGACGGGATCTGGCAGGGATCGGACTTCGACGCCGGCAGTCAGGATGCCATCACTTCGGCGCTCGTCTACAGCCGATCGTTTGTGTCCGTGTCGCCGCCCCGGTCTGGTGGTCGCGCGCGGCTGAACTACGAAGACCCCCGTCAGGTGGTCCTCTCATACATGCCTGACGGGTCGCGCGGTCCGGCGCTCAAGGTCTTCACTGACGAGTGGACCGGTGACACGTTCGGCACGCTCTACACGAACGAGGCCATCGTCAAGATGGTGCGTCGCGGCAATCCGGCGGTGGGTGAGCAGACCCGGTGGTTGGCGCGCGAGACGCGCACCGAGCAGGCCGTCGTCCGCAACCCGCTCGGCGAGGTGCCGTTCTTCGAGCTTCAGAACAAGCTGACGGGTTCCATCCGTTCCGAGGTGGCGCCGCTCGTGGTGCCGCAACGGTTGCTCAATCAGACGATGTTCAACATCGAGGCCATCGCGGAGTATGGCGCCTTCCGGCAGAAGTGGGCTACGGGCATTGAGGTGCCTCGTGACCCGGTGACCGGAAACCCCGTCGCCCCATATGAGGCGCACATTGCGAAGCTGTTTGTCGCCGAGGGCCCTGACGCCAAGTTCGGCGACTTCGGCGCGTCCGACCTCGGGCCGCACATCGACCTGGCTCGTGAGATCGCGGCGCACATGGCTCGCCTGTCGCGCGTGCCGATCACGTACTTCCTGTCCAACATCAACAACCTTGGTGGCGACGCCTTGGCGCTGCTGATCTCGGGCCTCGTGCTGAAGTGTCAGCGCCGGGTGAAGGGTTATGAGCCGGCGCTCGAGGGTGCGATTCGTCTTGCGCTCAAGGCCGAGGGGGACGCTCGATCCAACGCGGCCAACATCGAGGTCAAGTGGGCCGACATGGAGACTCGTTCGATGGCCCAGTCTGCCGACGCCGCAGTGAAGTTGACGCAGGGCGACGACCCGGTCATCACTCCGCAGACGGCACAGGAGAAGTTCCTCGGCATGTCACAGACGGAGCGTGACCGTGACGATGCTTGGCGTCAGGCTGGGCGTGCCACGAACAACTTGGCTGCCGTGCTTGATGCGGCGCAGGCCGCGCCATTGCCGTGACACCACGGACGTTGACGCAGCAGCACCGCGCGCAGCAACTGCTGCTGCGTCGGGCGACGATCGCTCAGGTTTCGCGTCTCTGGCCGGCGCTTGACTGGGCGCGTCTCGACGAGACGTACCCAGCGTTCGCGGTGAGTGTCGCCGCGTTGGTGCAGCGCAATCGGCAGACGTCGGCTGGATTGGCGGCCGACTACCTCCGGGCGTTCCGCAAGGCGTCAGGTGTGCCGGGCGAGATCAAGGTGGTGTTCGCTGAGCCGCTGATCGTGGATCAGTTCTCGACGTCGCTGCGGGTCGTGTCCGTCGTGGCCGCGAAGAAGTCTGCGGCTGCCGGAAAGGTGGCAGACCTGGCGATGGCCGACGCGCTCACTGAGACGCAGGGCTCGATGGCTCGGCTCGTCCTCAACTCGGGGCGGGAGACCGTCACAGGCACCGTCGCCGCCGACCCTCGTGCGACCGGATATCAGCGCGTGCTCGGCGGCTCAGGCTGCGACTTCTGCCAGATGCTCGCGGGCCGCGGCGCCGTGTATGGCGAAGCCTCTGCTGACTTCGAGGCTCACGACCACTGCGGATGCAGCGCTGAGCCCGTGTTCGACAACTAGACCACCGTCGCCGCAACGGAGACGGACGATCCCGAAACGGGAGACATCACCATGTCCGAGGACACCACTGACGCTCAGGCCCCCGCAACGGAGACCGTCGAGCAGGACGCGCCGAAGCCCAAGCCCACTGAAACGGTGGACTTCTGGAAGCAGAAGGCGCGAGAGCAGGAGGCGCGGGCCAAGGCCAACGCCGACGCAGCGAATCGACTCAAGGAGTTCGAGGACCGCGACAAGACCGAGGCGCAGAAGCTCACCGAGCGCGCCGAGGCTGCCGAGCGGCGCGTGGCCGAGATCGAGGCCCACGCCATCCGGCTCGAGGTCGCGGCAGAGAAGGGGCTGACACCAGCGCAGGCGAAACGCCTCGTCGGGACCAGCCGCGCGGAACTCGAGGCAGACGCTGACGAACTGCTCGAAACCTTCAAGCCGGCCGCGCCGGCCGAGGAGCCGACCGGGCTCCCGTCGCTGGACCTCGGGACCAGGGGCACCGCCCCACTCCCGCTCAACGGAGACCCGCTGGAGCAGGCCCTCCGCAAATCGCTTGGCATCTGAGATGCCCACACCATAGGAGCACATCATGGCGGTTACCGCCGCAACGAAGAACTCGGACTTCTCCGGGTTCCTGAACCGCGACCAGTCCGCGGGCATCTTCGACAAGGCTGCCCAGCAGTCCGTCGTGCAGCGCCTCGCCCGCCAGATCCCCCTCGGGATCAACGGGCAGTCCATCCCGGTCGTCACCGGCAACCTCACCGCTGGGTGGGTCGCTGAAGGCGCGCAGAAGCCGGCCAGCTCGGGCTCGATGTCCCTCAAGACGATGGACCCGAAGAAGCTCGCCGTCATCGCCGTCGTCTCGGCTGAGGTCGTGCGCGCCAACCCCGGCAACTACATGGACTTCATCCGCAACGACGTCGCCCGCGCCTTCGCGGTCGCCTTCGACGCGGCTGCCCTGCACGGCACGTCCACGCCGTTCTCGACGTACATCGACCAGACGGCGAGCTCGGTCGAGTTCACGGGCACCACGCCCGCGTTCACGTCCGTGTGGGCTGACCTGAACTCGGCGCTCAACACGCTCGTCACGGCCGGCAAGGACGCCAACGGTTGGGCGCTCGACTCGCGCTTCGAGCCGGTCCTCAACGGTGTCGTCGACTCCGCTGGGCGCCCGCTGTTCATCGAGTCCCCGCTGACCGAGACGGCCGGCCCGATCCGCTCCGGTCGCCTCATGGGCCGCAGCGCCTTCGTCGGCCCCGGCGTCTACGCCGCCACCGGCAAGATCTACGGCTACCTCGGCGACTGGACGCAGGCCGCCTGGGGCACCGTCGGCGGCATCTCCTACGACATCAGCACGCAGGCGACGGTCACCGTCAACGGCGCGCTCGTCTCGCTGTGGGAGAACAACCTCGTCGCGGTCCGCGCCGAGGCTGAGTACGGCTTCCTCGTCAACGACACCGCGTCGTTCGTGAAGCTCCAGAACAACGCCTGATCGGAGTCCTGATGGCAGTCAGCAAGGCAACTACCAAGGCAGACATCCAGTCCACCGACGAGAAGCCGGCTGCGGCCGATGCTCCCGCCGAGAAGGTCGTGACTTTCACCTCCCCGTGGGGATCGAAGGTCACGGTCGGCTCGGACATCGCGGAGCAGTTCAAGGACGCCGGCTACAAGCCGGCCAAGTGATCGGAAGGGGTGGTCAGCATGGCGTTCCTCGTCATTGATGATCTGGTGCCGTTCGCGACGATTGACGATGCGAAGGCCCAGGCGATGATCGACGACGCTGAGGCGATGGCCGTGCTGGCCGCCCCTTGCATCACTGCGGATGGGTTCGCCCATGCCGCCGCAGTCAAGGCGCTCCTGCGTGGTGCGGTGCTCCGCTGGAACGAGGCAGGCACAGGCGCCTTGCAGGCTCAGACTGCCGGCCCGTTCGGGCAGACGCTCGACACGCGGCAGGAGCGGCGGGGCATGTTCTGGCCTTCCGAGATCGCCCAGCTTCAAGCGTTCTGCGCGTCGGGCACGTCGTACACGGTGAGCCTTGCCGGCCCGGACTATGAGCCGATCGCCTGATGGCTGGGTTCGCTTACGGCGAGACGGTCGTGATCCTTGGTCCAGGTGCGACGCAGGATGACTACGGCAACGATGTCGAGGACTGGACCGTGCCTGTCGAGATCGACACCGTCGCGGGCGTCGGTGTCGAGCCGCGCCCCACTGGCGAGTCCTTCACTGAGGATCGCAACGCCGTGACGAACGGCTACACCCTCTACTTCCCTGACGGCTCGACGGTTCTGCCGACGCAGCGCATCCGGGTCCGCGGCTCCGACTGGCCGGTTTTGGGCGCTCCTGCGGTCTGGCGCAACCCGTTCACCGGATGGCAGCCCGGCGTCGTCGTACAGGTGGGCCGCACCGATGGCTAACCGAATCGATCTGCGCCGCGGCGCGATGCGTGAAGTCCTCACGTCGCCCGAGATGCGGGGGGCGGTTCGGGCCGAAGCTGAGCGGATCGCACGCGCCGCTCGGTCGCTCACGGGTGACGAGGTCGTCGTCGCCGAAGGTGGCCGCTCTCGAGCCCGCGCCTACGTGCGTCGCCTCGGTTCGGGCGCCGCTGGCGAGGCCAGTGACCGCGCACTTGGCCGTTCCATCGGAGGTGGCTAATGCCAGTCGTGGTCCCGGCTGACGCCGAGCGCATTCTCACCGACTTCGTCTTGACCGTCATCGACGGCGGGCACCTCCCCACTCCCCCGTCTGGCGTGACATGGAAGCGCGGCACCACAGTAAAGGCGGCCACGACTCCCACCTGGTTCATTCAGGTGCGCATGGTTGGCGGTGAGGATCTCGGCCCGGTGGCGGAGAGGCCCCTGCTGGACGTGCGCGTGTGGACTGATGGCACATCAGCGACGGAGGCGACTCGCTCCCTGGCGGCCCGCATCCTCCTGGCTCGCATCCGGCAGGCGTTCGCGTGCCGCGTGTTCGCGCTGCCGGTCCCGCTGCCCGATCCCGTCGACCCGTCGAAGGTCCACACCCTCTTCACCGTCCAGCTACTCACGCGAGGAATCCAGTCATGAGCGACACCCTCAAGGTCGAGTTCGCGTACCCCTACACGGACGCGGCCGGCAAGAACCACAACGCCGACGCGACTGCGAGCCTGCCGCGCGAAGAGGCGAAGAACCTCATCCACTTCGGACGCGCCCGCGTCTCGGAGGAGTCGGCCCCCAAGGCCACCGCCAAGAAGGAGAGCTAAGCGATGGCTAAGGATCGCGACAACGTCAGGATCTACGGTGACGACGCCTCGGGCGTCTGGGTCGCCGACAAGGGCACGACCGGCCCCACATCCCTCGCCGCCCCCGGCGTCGGCTTCGAGGAGGTCGGCTGGCTCGGCGAGGACGGCGTCGACCTCGACCGCTCCGAGGACGTCTCGGAGTTCAAGGCATGGCAGGGTGGCTCGACGCTGCGCAAGAAGGTGACCTCGCAGGAGGACACGTTCAAGTTCGTCGCGCTCGAGGAGACGGCCCTGACGATGGGCCTCTACTACAAGGGCGTCACGGCGACGACCGCGACCGGCGTCGACACCTACGCCATCACGGACCAGGCCGCGTCGGACGAGCGCGCCTGGGTCATCGACTTCGTGGACGGCGCCATCACCAAGCGTTACGTCGTGCCGTCCGGTGAGGTCACCGGCCGCGCGACCGTCCCGCACAAGAACTCGGACCTCACGATGTACGAGTTTACTGTGACTATCTACGGGGATTACAGCATCCTGAAGACGGCTGCCGCGTAGTAGAATTGGTGCAAGCGCCCCCGCGACGGCGGTCACCGTCCGGGGGCTTGGCCGGCTGGTTTGGAGTCGACATGGCTAAGCGTACATTCTCACCCCGACCCTGCACGAAATGTGGCGTCATCAAGGGCGTCGATGGCTTCTATGCCTCGGCTCGCCACGCGGACGGATTCACTCGTCAGTGTCGATCTTGTCAGGTGGCGAAGTCGTCTGCCCGAGCTCGCAACGTCCGAGCCGCGAATGGCCGGTGGCCCTCGCAGGACTCGCCCTCGCGCGAGCCTGAGATTCGAACCGTCTACGATCGCGCGCGCTACGCGGCGACCCGGGACAAGGCACTCGCCAAGAACCGTAAGCACCGATATGGAGTCACCGCCGACGAGGTGGAGGCCCTTTTATCGAAGCAGTGTGAGCGGTGCGCCATCTGTGAGGCGGCGATCACCGTTCGGTCGGCGTGTGTCGATCACTGTCACAGCACGGGCCGCGTTCGCGGACTCTTGTGTCGTAACTGCAACTTCGGGCTAGGTCACTTCCGTGACGACCCGGCAAGGCTGACATCGGCTCTCGCCTACCTGTCTGCCTGACCCTTCTAGACCAGCAGCCCCGGATTCGCAGGCATCCGGGGCTGCTGCCTGCCTGCAGCCTGCACGAAGGAGCACAACCATGTCTGAGATCCCCGATGGCGCGAAGGTTCCGACCGACCACCAGCCCAAGGCCGAGGCCCGCGGCGCCGTCATCGCTGTCGAGCACAATGGCGCGACGTACCAGATCGACCGCGAGAACGCCGACAACCTCGAGCTCATGGAGTTCACCGAGGACGGCAAATACATCAGCGCGATCCGCGGCTACCTCGGCGTCGACCAGTGGTCGGCGTGGAAGGAAGCGAACCGCGACGAGAAGGGCCGCGTCCGATCCGGTGACTTCGAGGGCTTCCTCGACGCTGTCATGCGCGCGATCGGTGGCGAGTCGGGAAACTCCTCGGGCTCTGCTACCTCCTGAGAGAGCACGCAGGGCCGCTCGAGGCTGACTTCCAGCGGTACTACCAACTCGACCTGACGGACCTGTGGCGCGGCCGGCTGACCCCGCGCCGCGCCGCGGTCCTGGCGATGCAACTCCCGTCGGGTGCGCAGACGTGGATCTCGTGCGGCTACGACAACGCATGGACGCTCATGGAGCACCTGATGGCTGCCGCTGTGGACGCTCTGCGCGCGGGCAACTGGCAACGCGCGGGCGACTCGAAGGCGAAGAAGCCTGAGCCGGTGAAGCGCCCGTCAGATCTGCGAGGCAAGGGCGACGGCGCCGACCACAACGACACAAGGGCGCTGGCGTTCAAGGAACGCGCGAGGCGCCGACAACTAGAAGCTCAGGAGGCGTGATGGCCGGCGTTGACGTTGGTACCGCCTACCTGACGATCGTGCCCTCGGCCAAGGGCTTCGCCGGCAACCTTCAGCGCGAGCTCGGCTCGGGCATGGGGGCGGCTGGCAAGCGTGCCGGATCGGACGCTGCCGACGGGTTCGGCAAGTCGTTCAAGGGCGGCATCTCCAACACGGCCAAGGCCGGCGCGCTGCTCCTAGCGGGCGTCGCAGCCGGTGGCACGGCGTTCGTCAAGGACTCCATCGCCGAGGCTCGCGAGTCGCAGAAGGTCGGCGCCATCACGGCGCAGATCATCAAGTCCACGGGCGGCGTCGCGAAGGTGACGGCCGATCAGGTGGGCGACCTGTCGACGGCCATCAGCAACAAGACGGGCGTGGACGACGAGGCTATTCAGGCCGGCGCGAACATGCTCCTCACGTTCAAGAACGTGCGCAATGAGGCGGGCAAGGGTGCGGACGTGTTCGACCGCGCCACGCAGGCGGCGGCGGACCTGTCGGCGGCTGGCTTCGGTGACATGGCCGGCCAGTCGAAGATGCTCGGCAAGGCGCTCAATGACCCGGTCAAGGGCATCTCTGCCCTGTCTCGCTCTGGTGTCACGTTCTCGGAGCAGCAGAAGGAGCAGATCAAGACCCTCGTCAAGTCGGGCAAGACGCTCGAGGCGCAGAAGATCATCCTCGGCGAGGTCGAGTCGCAGGTCGGTGGCGTGGCTGAGAAGTCAGCCACGGCGGGCGAGAAGCTCGCCACCGCCTACGGCAACTTCAAGGAGGGCATCGGCACGAGCCTGCTGCCCGTGGTCGACAAGACCGCGAACTTCCTGCGCGAGCGGCTCCTCCCCGGCATCCAGGGCGTCATCGACATCCTCGCATCGGGCAAGGTGACGGACAACTTCGCCAAGGCGTTCCACATCGAGGACGAGTCGAAGTTCGCCGACTTCCTGTTCAAGGTGCGCGACGGCTTCAAGGCCGTCGTCGCTGGGGTCAAGGACTTCGCAGCCGGCCTGACCCTGGCCAACCCCAAGGACGTCGGAGCTCCGCTAGAGGGCTTCGTTGCCATCGGGCAGAAGGTCCGAGTCGTGGCCGCCAAGGTGTTCGACTACCTCAAGACCGCCATCCCGCCCATCGTCGAGTCGGCGAAGAAGCTCTGGCCGCCGATCAAGGACATCGGGACGCAGCTCCTCGCAGCATCGAAGTCCGGTGGGGTGTCGATGTTCGGCCTCCTCAAGGACGCCCTCAAGGTGCTGCCCAGCATCCTCGAGGCGGTCGCGCCCTTGCTCGAGTCGGTCGCGAAGTGGATGGGTGAGAACAAGGACGTCGTCGCTGCGCTGGTCGTGGCGCTGACCACGGGCATCACCGCATTCAAGGTCATCACTGGGATCGTCAAGGCGTACACGGTGGTGCAGGGCATCCTCAATGTGGTCCTCGCAGCCAACCCCATCGGCATCGTCGTCGTGGCCCTCGCCGCTCTCGTGGCCGGCCTGATCTACGCCTACAACACCAGCGAGACGTTCCGGTCCTACGTGTCCACGGCGTTCTCGGTGGTGAAGATCGGAGCACTGTCGCTGGCCAAGATCGCCGTGACCGCGTTCCAGTTCCTCGCCAACGTCTTCATGACGGTCGTCGGCACCATCCTCGACGGCGCCGCGGCGGCGTTCGGCTGGGTGCCTGGTCTCGGTCCGAAGCTGCAGGGCGCGGCTGACCAGTTCAACACCTTCAAGAACAACGCGAACGCCTCGCTCGACAAGATCAAGAACGACCTGCAGGTCAACATCGACACCGAGCAGGCGAACATCGCCCTCGAGGCCCTGCACCGTGAGTTCCTCGACAAGGGCTGGACGGTCACGGCTGAGGTCAACACGCGCATGGTCTATGCGGGCGCCGGGAAGCTCGTGCCGCGCGCCACTGGTGGCCCGGTCAACGCGGGCGGCGCGTATGCCGTCGGTGACAACCCGGACGGGTCGTGGAACAAGACGACCGAGCTGTTCGTGCCCAACACGTCGGGCACGATCATGACGCAGACACAGATCGCCAAGGCTGCGGGTGGCAACTCCGGTGGTCTCTCGCAGAGCGACATCGACCGCCTCGCCTATGCGTTCTCGCAGGTCTCGGTGCGGGCGTCCATCTCGGCCCAGTCGGTCGGTCAAGCATTGGTGGCGGGAATGTGACTAGGTGGCCGAACATCGTAACGATCGGCTCGTTCGTTGCCGACCTCGACGAGCCCGGCGACTTCCGGCTCACGACCAACGTGGAGGGCTGGGGGTCACCGGCTCGTCGGCTCGACACCAACGACCTCACTGGCCGCGATGGTGGATGGTCCTCGGGCGGCCTGTTCGCTGCCCGGACCATCGTCCACTCAGGGCTGATCGACCAGGCGACCCCGGCTGCAGCGCTCGCCCTCGCCGACACGCTGGCAGGCATCCGACCCAGCGAGAAGACCACCTACCGCGTCGAGCAGGTCGGGCTGGTGGCGCGCGAGGTGAGCGCTTGCGTGGCGGTCGGAGTGGCGCCGGACTGGATCGACGACCAGTCCTTCACGTACTCAATGACCCTCGTCGCATACGACCCCTTCAAGCGGTCCACGACCGCACGCACGACCCCGGTTGCGGCCGGCGCGACGGTCACCATCGACAACGACGGCACCGCGGCGGCTGACCTGCTCGTGACGCTCACCTCGTCCGGCACGGTGGTCCTGACTGCGGGTGGGGTGACCCTCACGACGGCCTCGCTTCCGTCGGGCGCGGTCATCGACACGGGCGCGTGCATGGTCACCTCGAGTGGCGACGTGGACCTGTTCTCGTCGGTGCTGGTGCCGCGTTTCCCTGCGCTGCCTGCGGGTGGCGGGTCGGTGCATCAGGCGGGCACTGCTGGCTTGTCCATCGTCTCTCACGACACGTTCGCCTAGGAGGGCGCATGGCTACGTTTCCGACCACCTCGTTCGGTGGCGATCTGCTGGACCAGCTCTCGGGTCACTCGACGGCTCTGGCGATCTACACCACGCCGCCGACGAAGGCTGGTGGCGGCACTGAGGTGCAGCGGGTTCCGTTCTCCCTGGGCGATTCGGTGGACGGGACGGTGGGGCGCACGGCCCAGCGGACGGGCACGAACGTCCTGTTCCTGAGCCTGCCGGTGGCGGGCACGTCGATCCTGGGCATCGCGATCGTGGACGACGACACCGACGAGATCCTCGTCGTCAAGGACGACTGGACGCCGACGAACACGTATGCGGTGGGCGACAACA